ATGCATATCTGGAACCAACTTACCATGACTGCTGAACAACAGCGTGGATACTTCAAGATGATTGGTAACACCACCCAACTTACCTTCATCACCGATCCCTCTTTCGCCGACATTGACGGACCTTGTGACTCCACTGCTCCTCGCCAGGTTTGCGCTCCCCGTAACGCACTTCCTGAGACCACCCTTTACATCCCCCTTCAATTCTGGTTTTGCACCAACCCCGGTCTCGCTCTTCCCTTGATTGCTCTTCAATACCACGAGGTCAAGATTAACCTTGACTTGAGACCTATTGATGAGTGTCTTTGGGCCGTCACTTCCCTTACCTGCAACTCAGGTGCTCCCGGAAACAACAAGACCCAATACAACATTGGAACCACTGTCAGCGCCACCATTGCCTACAACCAATCTTTGGTTGCTGCATCCCTTTACGTTGACTACGTCTTCTTGGATACCGACGAGCGCCGTCGTTTCGCCCAAAACCCTCACGAGTACTTGATTTCTCAACTTCAATTCACCGGTGATGAATCGGTTGGTTCGTCATCCAACAAGATTAAGTTGAACTTCAACCACCCCGTGAAGGAACTTATCTGGGTTGTCCAACCCGACCAGAACGTGGACTACTGCTCGTCTCTTCTTTGCGACGCTTTACTCTTCAAGGTTCTTGGCGCCCAACCCTTCAACTACACGGATGCCATTGACGCTCTTCCCAACGCAGTCCACGCCTTCGGTGGACCCAACGAAGTCAGCGCTGGAAACTACATTGATACCCGCGGTCTTTTCGAGGACGCTGGTGCCATGGATGTCACCTTCTCTGGTCTTTCTGGATACTGGACTGGAAACGAGGCCAACCTTGGTGGACCCAATGTTGGAATTAACCCCAACCAAGACATCAACGCCGGACTTGCCGCCCTTGGTCTTTCCAGTCAGAACGACCTCACTGGTGCTTACACCAACGGCGTCTACAACGCCAACCACAACCAAGGTTCCTCGGTTTCGGACGCCGGAACTTTCGTGTTGTCGGAGACCTCTTTGGACATGCACTGTTGGGGACAGAATCCCGTTGTGGTTGCCAAACTCCAATTGAACGGTCAAGACCGTTTCTCGGAGCGAGAAGGTTCCTACTTCTCTTGGGTTCAACCCTACCAATCCCACACTAGATGCCCTGATGAGGGTATCAACGTGTACAGTTTTGCACTAAGGCCTGAAGAACATCAGCCTAGCGGGACGTGCAACTTTTCGCGAATTGATAACGCAACCTTACAACTTGTGCTCTCCAACGCCACCGTTGAAGGCACAAAAACCGCCAAGGTTCGCGTCTACGCTACAAACTACAACGTGTTGAGAATTATGTCGGGCATTCCAATTGGATTGTATAATATATTATACACATTCTCCTGTGCCCAACAGTTGGCTGCCATACTAGATATTTGCTTCCTAGTATGGATAAACAGTGTAAAGCAAATATGTGAATCAAAGGAATTCGCATTATATAACCAGCTAGTCTCTTATTGACTATCTTGTCAAAAGGAGGCGACATTTCTAAATTGCGGGAACATCCTTAGAGCCTTTTCTACTACTTTGTTGTGTGAAAACACTTCAAATACCCGGGGTAATGACCTAGGGCATAGTAATAACGAAAAGGATTGGAAAATCCGCAGCCAAGCTCCTACGTGCGCCAATGCAAGCATATGGAGAAGGTTCAGAGACTATAATGGAATGGGTCTGAGAAAGCTAGCAACTTTCAATGAAGACTTAAGGGATAGTCCAGTTTATTAATGAAAATTAATAAAAGTGCTAACAACGGGGAGGGTTAGCGTATAGTAATTAAAGTAGACGAGATTTATTATTGCTTTACTTTTATATAGTTGTTTTAAACTAATTGAATAGATCCATATTATAAAGATTATAATATGAATAATGTTGGTGTTGACATCTCTAGTAAATTCAAGGCAAAAGTATTTTGTTTTTAAAAATGTGGGAATGATTAAATCTTAACAAAATAATTCGCGAAAATTATGACATTCATGAACAGTTAGGGATTCTTTATAAAAAAATTAAAGAAAAATACGAAAATGAAACAATATTTTACCTTTTTGTTTTTAAAACTAAAAAACAAACACGAAATTGTGCGTTTTGCTTTCCCATACGGGAAAGTTAGTTAAAAACACATACTATGGTATCAAAAAAATTATTTTAAGTGATTATTTTTTCATAAAGAAATTTTAACTTATTTAACAAAACAACAATATATGTATAATATTGAAAATAAAATTACCATAGATATTCAACAATGTCAATCGGTATCCCAAAAATGTAATTTTTATAGAATCATAAGAATTTTTAAAATAAAGTTTAAAATATTATTATGATTTTTTGAGTGAGACTTAAAAATTATATAAATGATCGATTAACAGGAGGGGTCGCAGGGGAACCTGGGTTCCCTGCTAATAGACATTATTAAAAATATTAAACGCTCATTAACGAGCAATAAACCAATAATATATCAAAAAGAGTTAACGGAAAACAGATATCAATATTATTGTTACCTTGTAACAAAGTATTCTGAAATTTTTTCAAAAAAAACAAGTTAAATAATAGTTAACAATAATAAGATGAATCCCCACAAAAAAGAACACATTCAACAAAAACAATTAAGACGAGAGAAAAAACGAACAGAAAAGCGGTCTACGACAGCGGATGAAGTTATTTTTACATTTGAAAAAGTTTTAGAAAACTGGAAAATAACCAAAATTTACAACACAATTATTCAAATGAACCCGCAGTCTAAAACCGACAAAAATTCCATTGAAAAAATCGCAACGGGAAACTGTAAGGTCTATGAAACTGAATTGTCGAAAGAACGATATAACTATTACGTAGAATTGCGAAACCAGGTTTACGCTCATTTGAATAAATGCAAAAAAACAACGGTATAACAAAAAATATTGTTCCAATATATGAACGCGTCACTAGGTTTAGAATATCGTCCAAAAATTATCACAATTGCGTTGAATTGTCATGGAAGTGAATATAATTTATCCGATTATGAATTACAAAACAGATTGCAAACACAAATGGGACTCGACACAGAAACAATACAAACTATCAAAGACAACGTTCGTATTTTGTCCTTGGTTGGCGAAAATGGATCGGTTGCCATGGGTGACAGAGCAAGTTGCACCGAAAAACAAGACATTGAAAGTTATCTTGAAATCGCAAGTAGATATTTTTATCCAGAGGGTGAAACATCTACTACTCCGACTTATGAAATATTGCACCATTTAGCAGAAGAATACAAATCTGTTTACGAAACCACTGTTATGAGAGAATATGAGATGGTTGAAGACGTTAATGACTTGTCAGATTTTGAACGCATTATACGTTCGTTAAATTACGGAGACAGTCTTCAACTGATTGGTTCAACTTATGATAAACATTACAATTTTTCAGACACGAGTCGTGAATTTAAATTATTTGGATTACATTTAGTCAATATTCGTAACTATCCAGAGTTTGAAACCGAAATTTCTATTGTTCCAATCCTTGACGAAAGAAAGAATTATAGAGCCAATTTATTGAATGGAGAAAAAAAACAAAAAATGTTGGGTTTTGCGGATGAATTCATTCGTGAAAAGGTAGAACAACTGCTGAATAAAATATTAATTGAAAAAGACGTTTTTTTAAGTGAAATAATAACGCTTTTTCACCTTTTAGGGTTTGACGTTATTAATATCATTGACCTGTCTTGTCGTTCAAATTGGTTTGGTGAAAAAGTAGATGGAAGAATTAATTCGAGAGAAATAAATGTTCGAGACCGTGAAAACGCCGAAAGACACAACCATGCGTTTGGAAAACCTGTTACAAAAAGAAAAAAAACAGAGAAAAACAAAAAGAAAAAACAAAGACGAAGACGAAGACGAATTACAAAACGGCGACGTAAAATAGGGGGTTCCTCCTATAAAAATTAAAATGACTTTCCAAAATCAAAAATTTTTAACTTTATTGTTTCTAGACATATAACATAACAAGAATGCGGTTATACCTATTTGCCTTGTTTGCATTTCTTTTTTCTATGAAAACTGTCGCTAGCGACACCAAAAAAGATACAACCAAATACCCTCAACTCGATGACAAAAAAGGAGAGAAACATCCTGACCACGATTATGACCGCGACCCCGAAGGAGCAGAAGCAAGAGCAACAGCAGAAGCAAGAGCAGCAGAAGCAAAAGCAAAAGCAAAAGCAGCAGCAAAAGCGAAAGCAGAAGCAGAAAAAGCAAAATCAGAAAAAGACGCACCAGCAGCAAAAAAAGGAGCAGTATCAGTAGCAGACGACCCCGACCGTAACCTTCATCCAAATCAAGATATTAAACGTAGGGGGAACCCCCGGTTCCCCCTTGCCCCCTCCCCGCCCTTCGGGGAATTCTAATTCCTTACCTTTTCCCATGACAAGATTTCTTGATGAAAAACTGTTGTAATATTCCTGGGTTCCCGGTGGATAATGCTGATTAAACGCAACTTAAGAAACCTCGCTGCGGTTGCATCATCTGTTCCAACAATGTTACCTACAATGAATCCGTCAACTTGTCCTGGTTTAAGTCAAGTCGACATAACTGCGTTGATGACTACAACAACTGATGGTATAAATACATACAACGCGTTAACGAGTGAACAACTAGTTGCGTGGTGTAACGCGGGAACTACTTTATGCAATGTAGGCGACAAAAACTGTTATTATTTCGATTCAAATCTTATTCAAAATCAAGCATCAACGCTAGGTGTTTCTAAAAACCGAATATATAGACTTATACAGTCTATCACAAATTCCATTGTTTATAATGACCCAAATCCAGCGAGTACTTTAAAAAATTATACAAATGCAATTTTATATCTACTTCTCCAGTCGCCATACCCAACTGTTCCAAACGGAAATTATAACGTTCAACAAATATCAACATTTTTAAGTGCTCCATTTACAGGAATAAGACAAATGGGTCTCGTGTCGTTATATCTTCAATTTTCGTCCACTTTAAACAACTTGTTGCAATAAAATAATTCGGGTTCCTGTATCATTTTAAAGACGATAACAAGTGAAAATAAAACATTATTTCCAAAATCAAAAATTTTTTACTTTATTGTTTCTAGACATATAACATAACAAGAATGCGGTTGTACCTATTTGCCTTGTTTGCATTTCTTTTTTCTATGAAAACTGTCGCGTTTAATAGTAGCAGGGAACCCAGGTTCCCCTGCGACCCCTCCTATTAACCGAGTAATTATATAACTGTTAAGTCTCACTCGAAAAATCGTAATGATATTTTAAACTTTATTTT